TGGTCTCTGTGCCATCTTCATTTATCACACCAAAAGAACCTACTTCCGTTAAAATAGTTTTCTTAACTAAACCATATGCTTTAATTATTTTTTCAGCTTCTTGTTCAGCTGCGGCAGAGTTTAGTAGTTTTGTAGCTAATGAATCTTCAGATTCTGTTTTTGCTATAGCATTTAACTCATTTACGGCATCTGTTACATTATCTATTTTTTCTGCAAAAAGTCCGAAAGTTGTTACGGCATTTAAATTATTAGCCTTTGTAACAACTTCGTTAAAGCTTTCATATGCTGCAGTTCCTGCAGTTAGCTTATCCGTAGTCTTTTGCAGTTGTTTTTGCACTTCTTCTGATTGTTTTAAGTTTGTAAATTCAGTTGTTGTTAAACTATCGAGAACAGTTTGAGCCTCTGTTCTTGCTATAGTTAGAGTACGCATAGCATTTTTTTGGAGGTGTGTATTTTTTGTGTCGGACTCCATTGCTATTTGCATCTGATTCATAGAGGCTATTAACCCGGATACAAGATTTATATTTGATTGTCTAATTGATTCTAAGTCTTCTTTTGCTAGATTTTTTGCGTTTGCAATGATTTCTTGAGATTCTTTTACATCTATTGCTTGGTTTGAGTCGACACTAAAACCGAAACCTGTTTGAACTCGAAGTTGGCCCTGTTTGACACTTTCTTCAAACTTCTTAGCCCGTGCTAGCTGCTGCCTTGCTCTAGCTTGAGCTACTATAAGTTTGGTTTCGGCTTCGAGATTAGTATCTTTCATCGCCGAAGATACTTGATCAAATAATCCTGATAAAGGCTTTATTGTTTTGAACCATGCTTCAGTAGCTGTTTCAGCTGTTCGTACACTTTCAGTGTATACTCTTATAACTTTTTCAAAACCTTCCAATCTTTCTTGATTTTTCTTTAGTTGTTTTGAAAGTCCGTCTTCAGGAGCTTTAAATAGTCCAAATAACATAGGCCCCAATACTGCAACGGCAGTTGTTATGGCCATGATCATAGGAAATGCTATTAGTAAAGCAGTTCCATAAAACTTTATTGAACTACCCGCCGCAAGTGCAGCTGCTTTTGCTCGAATCATTGCCGCAGTTAGACCATCTTGTCCAACAGTTGCTAGAGCAGTTGCAGCTGCAGTTTCGGATTGAACTAATAAGTATTTAGCTCGAGCAGCGGTAAATCCTTCTGTTTGTAACATTCCTAGAGCATCGGCCATGCCTTGTTTATGGGTGGCAGTTGTAAGGGCAAAAGTTGCCATTGTTAAACCACGTCGTGTCTTAATCGCAGTCTTATACTGAGGGTTTGACTTATTCATAAGATTAACTTGCTGATTAGAAAGTCTGTGCAGCTTTTTCAACTGCTTTGCATCCATCTCATGAGCATTTGCTAAACCCTTCATGTTTTTAGTCATTGAGTCAGTGACTTTTACGTTTTTAAGATTAACTTTTGCTTGGTGGGCCGCTGCTTTAGCGTTTTTAGCTGCAGCTTGTGTATGGCTTTCAATGCTTCCTACTAAGTCTTTACTGATTGAAGCACCAAAAGACAAAACAAGAGCACCTAGAGCCGCTTTATTTTTAGCTAAGAAACCGAATACAGGGCCTAATCCTTGATTTAAAAACTGTACAAAAGATTTTGTAAGGTCTGAAAAAGTAGCACTTAATTGCCCGTACTCGCTAGGGTCCAGAGCTGCTTGAATAGACTGAAACTTTTTCTCCCCATCTGCAATAATTGCATTAGTAAATGCCATACGTCTTTGAAACTGTGTAAGTTCCGTAGAGGATTTATTAATACTTTCAGCATATTTCTTAGTAGCATCATCTAAACGAACCATAATACCCAATTCATCTAAAATTTCAGGTTCTAATTTCGCTGCACCTCGAATAAGACGATCCATAGCATCGCCCATATCTCTGCCTAGTGCTAAAGAAGCACCTTTTGCTACACGAGTTAAAGAATTTAATTGGTCTTCACTGAAACCTGCTGATACACCTACCGCTACCGCTCTCATTGCTTGCTCTGCGGATATAGCATTACCACTAATTTCTTTTAGCTTACTGGCAACCATAGTAAGATTTTTACCTGCCACCGCTCCGGTGTGTTCTAAACCTTCGTTTAGTTTGCTGATTGCATCGTTTCTTGAGAGCAAGCCAAAAGCCGCAGTTAACGCAAAAACGTTCGCGGCTAGTGTTGCATAGGCGGGTACAAGACCTCCAGAGATGCCAGAGGTCATTTTAGAGAAAGCTTTAGTAGAATTAGAAGTAGCTCCTGCTACACCTTTATTCTTTTTGCTATATTTGTCCGCGGACTTAGTTGCCTTGTCGGTACTTTTTGCCGCTTTTTCAGCGTCTTTTCCGATAGCTTTGAGAGAGCCATCTTCCATGACTTTGTACGTAACTTGAATTGTATCTGCCACTAGCTTTTTCTCTTTAGCTTATCCCGTTGCTTTTTGAGCAATTCACGAGATTGTTCCACAGCTCTTGAGTCTAATACATTTAGAATCTCTAAAAGTAACTCTTTATCCTCTATACCACAAACTTCTAAAAATATAGGGAGGTTAGTATAATCTTTTCCTACGTATCCAATATCTGGATACAGTCTATCATTTAACATTGAAAAAATATTCATTGAGTGTATAGCTATATCTGGAAAGTCGGAATAATCTGGAGGCATCTCCTCTGGATCGGGATCTTTTCCAAGTTGTTCACACATCATCAGATAACGATCCCTCGTCATCTTACTATCACTATTCTTTAGAAATAGATCCAGTCTTTCCAATAGTTCGCTTTTTTGTTCCTGTACGAAAGTTTTCTAAATCAAAGACTACCTCATTGAGCCAGGTATCAAATTCTGTTGACGAACTAACTAAAGTTTCAGCATTTTCCGAGGTATATTCTAATTCTTTTTCAGGGTCTTCAGAACCCATATCAATAAGAAGAAGAGTTTCTAAATGAGATAATTTTAATCCCTTCCAGTTTTTTATAACTGCTTGAGTAAACTCTTTAACAAATTTATCTTCGTTTAAATCTTCAACAAGTTGTCTAGTTTTTCTATCGAATTTTTGTTCTGTACATCTTTTTCTTAAACTATTTAACTCTTTTTTTGATAGATTTGCTACTTCTACTGAGAATCCTGGTAATCCTGAAAAGTCAATCCATACTGCTTTAGAATCAACCATTAATTTTTTTAATTGCATTACTACTCCTTACGTTGTTTGTATTTTAATGTATGATCGTGAGTCTGAACTAGAATCTGTTAAATCTAAAGGATTATCTGTCATTCTCCAATCGTAATTTTGAGTAAATATTTCTATAGGGTTTACTCTGTTTGTGTAGGTGCAATTTAATAAATTAAATTTAAAACCTACAGTACTAGAGTCTCCTATTATAATACTCAAAGTTTTATTAGTTGCATACGATTGTAAATACCTTTCCGGCTCATCTCCAAAGTTACCGTTTGCACTAAAACTAGGATCTGTTTTTACGTATGCACCTATAGAACCTGAAATTATTCTCTTTTTGAAAGTATAATTTTCAGGAAATGCTTTTATAGAAAGAATGTCTCCATCAGAAGGATTTTCTATTCCTTTCTGAACTGTTGTATAAGGATTCCATTCAATATCATTTTGAACCTCTACAGATAAAGATGTTACACAAGGGATGGGAGCAGAAGAGTTTGGTAGTTTAACAGAAACATATTTAGGTATCTGAGATTCTACATAATTTCTTCCCAGACTGCCCGATACAACTTGTGCTACACTATTGTATAAAGGACTTTTTCCTGTTAGTAATTTGCTACATTCCCCCGTAAATGTTATTTTGAGATTCTCTAATTTATCAATTATGAATGTCCCATTAGTTATAACACATCGTTGAAATAAAGCTGTATAATTATGATCGTTTAAATTAAATCCAGAAGAAATAATTAAATCAAAAGTTCCAGAGTCTGGTTTTAATAGTTTAGTTATTAAGTTATTTAATCCTGTACTACTAGCAGTTCCAACATTTACTGTAAATTCAAAATTACCCGGATTTGCTTTACTTATTCTTGAAGATTCACTTAAATTATGTTGTTCATGCAAAGTTTTTTTAGAGTATGTCGAGTCAGTAAATGTTTGACTATAGCTAAAATCTACAGTCTCTAGTAATGACGTTGCGCCTGGGTAACTATCTGCATAACCCAATAAGGCATTTTGCTTAAAAACATAATTAGACATATTATTCTCTAATAAAATAAAGGGGTCGAAAAAGACCCCTTTATTAACTTTTTCTATCCCATATTATAATCTAGCAGACCATAAATGTCAAGAATTATTTTTTTATACCTACGATGCAAAGTACTTAACAGTGACTTCATCCGTATTTGCAATATCAGTAGGGAGACCGTGGAAATTAACGTCTACACTAATAACATCTTCCACACTGTGTGAAGGAATCTCTAACATTGCTTGTGGACATGCAATTTCTAATTTTGGTGCAGTTACACCGCCTACTTTAAATGCAAGATTAAAAGAATTCTGAACTACAGAACTTGCGCCTAATAAGTCTTCCATTAAGTCAGCGGAACCACGAGTATCACCACTTAAATAACAAGTAAAGGAACCTGTAACACTTCTAGTACCTGTTACATGACCTAAAGGAGTATTTACAACACCCAAACTAGAAGGAGTAATAAAACTAATATTATTAGAAATTGAAATATTACCTCCGGTAAGAACTACGTTATATGAATCAACCAGTGAGTCAACATCTGTATTTATATGCTCATCAGCAGCTGATAAAGTAAGCTGAGTTAAACGATTACGAATAAAATTAGAGGTGCTAGTTAAACCATGTTGTATCAGATTTGCATTAGCCGAACCAAAATCAGGTATGCCCTGCTCTTCTAGTTTAGTCGCCATCCCAGACCATTCAATTGTAGTAATACCGTCTAAATCAAAACTCAAAGATGCTTCATTTACAACAGATCCAGTACACTTATAATATACATCACTATCGCTGCCTCCAGCATCATTTGCAGGGAACCCGAAATAGATATTTGCTGCTGCAAATTCTAGTTTATTAGACCCTGCAAAGTTTATATCTAAACTTGTAGTACCTGTTGTTTCTAATACCGGTACGGGTGAAGCTGCTCCATCATCAAAAATGTTAACACTTGAAGTACTATCATAATTACGAGCTCCTGCCATCATTGCCCAAAGAACTTCTTCAGGTGCTCTATGTTTTGTACTTACAATAGTTGGACGAGCATAAGTAGAGAAAGACCACTCTACGGGATTTAAGCTATCGTTAAAGGCTATACGGCCTCGACGACTGTTATTAGTAGCATCTGCCATTTCTGCGATAGTTACTTCGGTTGTATTTGTGCCTTGAGAAAAAGAAAAGCCATCAAGTACGGGCATTTCCCAGAACTTACCGTCAAATTCAACGTAGACTTTTACCTCGCGGCTTAAAAATAAAGATTTTGCCATAGTTTATCTCCTATGTTTCTTGAAAAGACAAGGACGTGAACTTTTGTTCGTGCCTGTATTTTCTAGTATCGAACTTCTATTTGTATTTCTCCTACACCTAGAGGTTCTAATACACCTTCGTCAGTATCTAAACTGACAATTGTGATTTGTTGTGTATATTGAGTCGTACCTGTACGATCTTTATACGATAATCGAGAGTTTGTTTCCAATACAGTCTCTACGTCTTCTAATAACTCGTCGAGTGCTAGTACTGAATCTTCATCTTGTACATAACATCTAACTGTTACAGACAGAAATCTGTCTTTATAGCCACCTCCTTGATACTCTCTACTCTCAGAGCCGGCATTTAAGTGAACTGCAGGAAATTCCTCCACTTCATCCCAAAATTTTAATCTTGGCGACACATTTTCCGAAAGATCGGTAAGAAATGTGCCCGTACCATTTATATCTTTTAGTTTATCTACAAGAGCCTCTATAATACCTAAACGTCGTGTTGTATATGCTCTACTCATTATACTCTCCTAGTATAGAATCTTCCGATTGCAAACTGTGCTGCTATTTCTCGGATAGATTTGTCTATTAAGTCTCTTGGATCTCTTTGACCATTTGACCACTCACCTCTACTACCTTCTTCAAACACTTGATAAGGATTTCTTTGATAAGTATATCCTATACTCGGAAAACCTTTAGGAGTTTGAGTAACCTCTGTTACTTTTACACTTTCTGCAAATCTTCCACTTCTATTAACAAGAGAAGGCTCTTTCATATTTTTTCTTACAGTTTCAGGAAGTTTTTGATTAAGTAATCCTAAAAGCTCTAAAGGTTGTCTAGCCGCTGAACGATCCGCTGCTTTTTTTCGTCTCATTCTGGCTACTGCTGGCAAGGCTGCTCTACCGATTCTGTTTTTAGATTTTGAAGCTTTTACAGCTTTGGCCTTAGATTTATCATTTGCCGAGCTAGACTTATCCTCTATTTTTAAATTGTTTGCTGAAACTTTTACATTCTTTAATTTTTTAAAAGGCTCTAAAACTTCCTGACGAGTCTTTTTAATATACTTCTCTCTGGGAGTATCTGAACCAGAGAGGTTTTTAATTCCGCCAAGTTTCTTTATGGCTTTTTTAATTTGATTCTGTAGGCTTATTTTTTGCTTTTTTAACATTGCTCCTCCAGACCTATTGTCTACGGCAGCTTCTAGTTCTACAGTATAAGTATCTATTTTTGCGTCTTTAATAATACTAACATCAATACCTAAGTCTTGCATCATTTTTCTAATGTCTGGCTCTTTTAAAGCATCGCCTGTTTCTGTAAAAAGGGACTCATCTCCAATTACATCGTCAAAAGCATCTCTAATTAAAGACTCTATAACACTTTTTCCTTCAACGTGGCCTAGCTGTACTTCTCTTCCTGGAGCCTCCCTTACTTTTCCTGTCTTTGTTCGGAGTGCTTTATTTTTTGTTTTTCCAGTTTTTTCGTTAGTAAACGCTTGCTGTCTTAAGTAGTTTTGTATACTAGTAAAACATACTTTTAAATGAGGTCTATATGTGTCGTATATTTTTCCATAAATAGAGTCAGGATCTCCGTATCGACTCTTTTTCTTTACAGAAGACGTAAACGTCATTCTTATAAAAGTTTTTCCAGAAGTTATCTTTTTCTCGTCAGCTTTAACTCTAGGTAAACTTCTCTTGAGTTTAGTTAGTAGCTCGTCTGCCGCTTTATTTATAAATGCTTTGTCTTTACTACTTAAAGGTATGCCCTGAGCGCCTGCTTGTATTTTTATTTGTTTTGCAAACTTTCCTGAGTTAAACCTAAAAATATGTGCACGTTTATCGGCTTGTTCCCTTCTATAATCTTTAGAACTTCTCTTCAATTCCGAGTCTAATTTATTTAGAAATACTAATAAATCTTTTTGAGCCATTAGAAGTTCTTATAAAGATCTAGTACTCTTTTAATATGGTCAGGGAACGCAACATTGTTTCTCTGACTTGAAGAGCTTTGATTCTGTATGCTCGCACCCGCAATGGTTTGACGCGCTTTATGCTCGTCTTTATGGTAGTATGTAACTAAATCAATAACTGCTAGTTTTAAATCTGCAGGTATTGTTGCATACCCTGCTTTATAAACAACTTTCACTGCACCAGGACCTTTTGGCCAAGCTTTATTCATTCTATAAATACAATCTAAATCCGTATCAACATAGTAGTCTACATCCTGAGTAAGAGTAGTATAAGAACTAGTAATACTATCTCTTTCTGATACTACTGGTTTGTTTCCGTCTGACATAACTACAGGCCCTTCTGAAAGTTGTACAAAGGCTTCATTATAGTTAATATTCGATAATTCTGTTTTTGCATTTGTATAATAATCTACAAAAGTAGTATTACAATAAGTTTTTACTAATTGACTTACAGAAGTAACTAACAGCTCGAGTTTAGCATCATCTTTAGTAGCCTGAATGCCTTCTGCTGTCTTATATGTTGCAAGTGTTATTAAATCTGTCATATTCTATAAGTCCATTAGTAAAAACTTGGGGGAGGCGAACCTCCCCGAAGTTTAAAAGTAAAAGTATTACTATTATGCTGGTACGATGTGCTTCGCGCCCACGCCAGTAAAGATTTGGTCGAAACCAAGAGTCTGGCTAGATACGATTGCAGTACGTTGGTTAGCAACTTCGTAATCAGTTTCAACGGATACACCGCCAAGACGTGGAATTACGAAAGAGTTAACGTTAGCAACAACTGCACTACCTGCTGCTGCTTGATCACTAACGATTACTGGTGAACCGTAGAAGCTGTTGATAGAACCAACAACTTTTGCAGCTGCAGTATTAACAGAAGTGAAGTCATCAAACTCACCTTCTTCAAGTAGCTCGTTATAAGCGTCAACAGACATGATGTATACCAACTGAGCTGGATCAACACCAAGATTTCCAAGACCTTTACGACCTGCAAGTAGATCAAGACGAGTCATTACAGTGTGAACGCCACTAGCAGTATCAACGTCTACATCAGCACCAGAAGTAGCTGTTGCTTCTAGCTTAGTAAGAATCATGTTCTCAACTTTCTTCGCTTGCGAATGTGCAAGAGCGTTCATGATGATTGGCATGATAGTAGCAACTACTTGCTCATCAGTGTTGTTATCGACGAACTGACCAGCGATTAGACGGCTAGCAGTCAAAGTAACTTCATCAATGTGGTATTCACCAGTAGAAGCACCAGTACCACCAGTGATTCGGTTACCGGCTACATCACTAATACCGCCAGCATTTGTTGCTGCTTCAGTAGGCTCACCAGCTAGAGGAATTACAGTTTTACCTGAAGTTACAGCCATTTCTTTAAAGAAGTTAGCTGCACGATAGTTTAGACGAATGTTTTCTTCGAATGCGTCAACTGCAGTTTGATCGATACCTGCAACACCAGCTTGATAGCCAGTAATAGTTGATGAATCTGAAGCACTAGTACCTGAGACACCAGGAGTAGAAGCAGTGTATGATACACCAGCTTTTTCTAGTACTTCACGACCAATTTTAGTTTCGTGGAATGCTTTGCCTAATACTTTAGCAGTCATACGAGCGTTCAAGAAGTCTTGACCGAACGCAGACAAGTCGCCTGATTTAGCAGAAGAACGTTCTGCAGAGAAATCACGCTTGCTGTTACGCATAGCTTCAATTTCAGAAGCGTGGTCTTTAAGAGCAGACTCATACTTAGCAGTTACTTCTGCAAAGTTTGCGTCTTTAGCTTCTAGATCAGCTTTCATATCAGCTTCTAGTTTTTCAACACCAGTCTTAACACCTGTTTCGATGCTTGACTTGATTGATTGTGCTTCAACAGCTTTTGCTGCGTCAGCTTCTTGTGCTGCTTTAGCCTGGGCTTCGTCAGCGGCTTTTTGCTCGGCCTGCTTCATTGCAATCTTAGCGGCAGTATCTTCAGCTACCTTCTTTGCAAAAGCTTCCAAGTCGATGTTTTGATTATCCATCTTGATCTCCTGATCTGCGGATTTCTCCGCGCTTTGAGGTGTGTCACTAGCTATATCCGAAGTATTAACTTCTTGCTTAGCCAGAGACTGACCTGCTAGATCTACACGATTAGTGAAAGTTTTCTTAAAGTCTTCGTACTCGGACATCGAGTCAAAAGATTTTGAGAGCGAAAAAGTAGCTGCTTGATTGCAAGGTACCGATACAACCGATACTTCAAACAACTCAGCATCCTTAATCATTAATCCGTCAGTTTCTTCTAAATAATCAGCGTCCTTGACTTTGAAACCAACGGAAAAGGCCCCAAGAACACCGTCTTTAACTAGCTCGCAGACTGAGGCAGGAGCAGATTTACTAATCTTTGCTTCTAACTCTAGTCCGTCTTTTGTTACATTTATACCTGTAGCACGACCAATAGGTTTATCGTAGTCGTGATTAAATAAAATTACAGGATTATTTTTGAAAGATTCTAGACCACCTTTAGCCCACGCTTCAGCTGCAATTACATCTCCTGCGCGGTCAGAGTGACTAGTACTTGCCATACCTTTAATCATTACGCTACCATCATCATTAGAATGAGATTTAAACGTAGAGGACATATGTAGTATCTTTTCCATATTATTTCTCTGTAGTACTTGCCCTGAGTGATTCTAAAGGGTCTTTAACTTCTGGCTCTTCCTTTGCTTCTATAGAGTCTGCCAGTTCTATTACTTCTTTGTAATGCTTGTGGATATCTCGAGTAAAAGCTCCCCAAGATAGCCAATGTCTTTTCCATTTTCTTCGTGATACACATTCTGGTTTTCCAGAAGGTACTAACATACACATTTCGATATAGGTAGAAGGAACTTGTCCTAGTTCTGCAAAATACATTGCTGCTTCTTGTAATACTCTACCTTTTACGCCTCTTTTACTCATTCTTCCTCTTCTTCGGGAGGCCTTCCTCCCTCGTCTGGGTTGCTTGCTGAACCTGCAATATTTGCAGGTACTCTTATATCTTCAGCCTCTTCTCTAGCATCATATCCTAATGCTTCACGTGCTTCGTTAGGGCTAATAATACCACCATTTACAAGTGAAGAATAGTATGCTGCTGCATCTCGAAGTTCGGGCTGTAGTGCCGGAACGTTTGTTACATCTTCTACAATTTCAAAACCAAAGTATCGAGATAGCCCTGAATTTAATTTTGTAATAATAGGTAGTATAGTCTCTAAATAATACAATCGCATATTCGGTCGAATATTTGCATTGTTACCTGAATCTAAAAGAATTGGCGGTACACCAATTGCTTTTAATATAATTTTTTCGTTATCGGCAATAGAAGTTTGAAAATCTAAATCTCTGAAACTTACATTTGATATTTTATCAATCTCTAACCCGCCATCGAGTACTAAAGGTCTACGACCTCCTGAGTCTGGGCGATAACGTGCTTGCCAAGATGCCATCATACGTTCTTTAATTTTATCTGAAAGAGTATTAGGCGATTTAAGTACTAAACCTGGAACTGCTCCGTTTTCAAAAAACTTATCTTGAAATGCTCTCATTCGTGCCATTAACTGCATAGTTCTTAATGCAGGTTTTAAACGAGATACGCCTCGGTAAACATCTTTAAACGAGTTTTCTTTAATATGAATAATCTCACCTGGAGTATAATCAATATCATTATATGTGTATTTTTCGATATACTTTTTCTTGTCTCCATGTATAATTACATTATCTGAAGGTAGGTGATATAAGTGAGCACCGTCAAAGTAAATAAAGATATTACCGTCTAGTATAAAGTCTGTGATTAAATTACGTCTAAAAGTATTAATATCTTGGAAAGGGTTTGGCTCTCGAGTAAGTAAGTTTTCAACTTTCGATCTTTTTACACCTTTAACAACACCACTGTGACCAACAGGTTTAACTGTAGTAGCTACATTACCTGTGTCATCTACAACCATATTTACAGCACGATTTACAATTTCAAGATTTTCATAATAAGTTTCATAGCTACCAGTAAATTCTCTGGAAGATTCAACATTTTGACCCAACCACTGCTGAACAGGGTTGAGTTTTTCTTCAACATCTTCGACAGGTTTTTTAGTAAAAGGATTATACCAAGCCATGTTTTTCTCTTTGAATCTTTACCCAACGCATCTGCTTTGTAGCTGTAGTCAGTGCTGGATCTTTGCCGTAAATTGAATGAAGTTTCAAATGATGAGTATGACACAAAGTAGCTGTGTGATCATAGAGCTCAGCATGATGCTCTTCTATAAAATCATCCCGAAGTGCTTGAATGTACTCGGGATTGTGATTGTTATCTTTTATCCATTTGTTTAACAATGGTGTGAGACTGTAAAAGTGGTGAAAGTCTAACTGCTCTGTTGCACCGCAAATCTCGCAAGAGGAACCCTTCTCGTACTTGGATTTTGCCTTATCTCGTACATACTTTACAATATCACGTTTTAACTTAGGCATTTTCCTCTGGTTCCTTTATTTTTCATTTAAAGAATTATATCTAGTTTAAGCTAACTTGTCAATAACTATTTTTGAGCTGG